CAAAATCTTTCTTTCTTACATAACCCCAAGGAGAAAGTTTACGAACTTTCTTTTCACCCATCAATCTTTCAATACGTCCTACGATGTACGGAATATCATACAACTCACAGTTCCAACCAGTAATCACTTCTGGTGTATTTCTTTCCCAATATTCTAAAAAACGATCTATTAAATTATATTCATCCGTACACTGAACGTATCTTACATCTTCTCTCGTATTATTGAATGGACGTGAAGCAAAACAAATTATTTTCTTAGTTGTATAATCTTGTAGAGTAATTGCGAGTAATTCTTCTGCACAATCAAAGACGTTGGGAAATCCACTTTCAGCTGCAACCTCGATATCAATCGTGACTAATTTAATTTTACTAATATCAAATTTGATTTCTTCTTCTGGATATTTTTCGGAGATATACTGACAGATATATCTGTCGTTTCCGTAAACATCAAAGTTATCCACCTCAGAATATTTATCTATAAACTGTTTGCACTCCGATATTTTGCCAGGTTTAATTGGTTCTACACTCTGTCCCTCTAAAGTTTTATACTTAGAGTTTCTTTTTGAAGGAACAAAAAATGTAGGATGAAAAGTTTCTCTCGTAGTAAAATGTTTACCGTTTTCGTATCCACGAACAAGAATCTCATCAAACCTTTGATGGACGTTTGTATAAAACCTCATGCGATAGTCTTATTATATTCAAAAAGTAATTTACTTGTAGGATCGACTAATGTCAATATCTTATCAGAACTTATAAACATTTCTTTATTAGGAGTTAGATCGGACATCCACTTTTCCAATTTACCATCCATATCATTTCTCTCATTTGCATGAGAATCATTTATAACACATGGATTAATTAATCTACAATCTGGTTGACCAATGTCTGCCAAGACTTCATCAATCTCCGCTATTAGAATCATTTGATTCACTAAGTGTAACACTTGAATTGGATTCGCTGATTCCATTTCCTGATCCGTAGCTTGATCCGTTTGAATCATTAGATCGTCTTCCATTCATTCTCTCCTCGTAATTTTGTTTAACTGAATCAAGTGGATCTGTAATACAAACCACCCAATCTTTATTTACAATAATATCATCATCTTTTGATAGTGACATCCATTTGTAATATGCAAGTTCATGTTTTGGTCTACTTTCATCTTCAACCAAAATCTGAGTTGTTTTTATTTTAATGCAGTAAGGATCTTTAAAAAGATATGATACTAAAACATCAGTTTCTTCTTGACGAATTTCTTTGATGTCAGCGATCACCTCTTCTCCAGATTTTAGTAGTGCGAGTTGAATACTCATATTTTAACTATACTCCATAGTATTATACCATAAAAAAAGGGATCGTCAAGATCCCTAGTAAATTGCTTTCATAATATACTCCGTGCTTAGAATTGGATCTTCTCCTAGTAGATGCAACTGTAACTCATCTGCATCTACGTACACATCATCCTTTCCTTTACGAACATGTAACCAATAGTACGTACTATCTTCTCTTTTAAAGAAGTAGCTAGTGTTGTGTGAGTCTAAAGTAAACAGAGCAACAACGTGAGGATATGTTATCTCACGATTTGGATCTGGTCTACATGACTTACCCATGTCAGCATACATGGGTCTTGTCCCACTACCGTGAGGAGTGGGCAAGTTTCTCCCATGATCTCCAAATAAATCGTATCCTTTAACCATTAAAGATATACTTTTTTAGCATGATGTTCTGGAACAATCTTACCTAATGTAATTGTAAGAAGTCCGTCTGCAAAAGTTACATCTTTAACTTCCACATCATCAGATAGTGACCATTGCCTTGAGAATGATCTCTGTGCTAGCCCTTTGTGACTATAGGTTTCTTCTTCCTTCTTTTCTTTAGTTCCTTCTACGAATATCTTTCCATATTCTGTGTAAACTTTAACTTCTTTCTTCTTGAATCCTGCGAGTGCAATCTCTAATCTGGATTCAACATTGTTTACATGAACGATATTGTATGGTGGATAATTAGCATTTGTGTTTGTATTCCAAAATTGTTGGAAATAATCATCTAACCCTATGCTGTTTCTTGCGATCTTTTCCATTAGTTCTGGAAGATCTGAAGCACTATATCTCTGTATGTTAGTCATGGTTCTCCTTAGTAAGCGAGTGTGAATTATGTCCCCGAAGGCGACACTATTATTTATAGCATAAAACATAAAAAAAGGGGGTAGTGATACCCCCACTGTATGAAATTTAAGAGGCTCCTTTCTGCCTATTATATTTTTTTGCAGTGTATTGAAGATTATCTTCATCTGCAGTTCCACCTTTTTTTACAGAAATAATATGATCTAACTCCATTCCTTCAAAGGATACGAGATTTTCAGTGGGAAACCTTTCAAAAACATCTTTACTATGCTTTTTCTGCACTTTCATCTTTGTTAACTGATCAATTTTTCTTGCATCATGAGTGATAATAATTCCTTTACTTTTACATTCATTTATCACTTCATTAAGAGTTGGTGTAAATAACTTTTCTCTTGCTCTAAGATCATTTTCACTAGAACCAGTGTGATAAGCATAGAATGAGTGTGCTTTAGCATCTCTAGTCAAACGAGGTAATACTTTCCCATCATCACCATATCTGGTTACAAAGTTGTCATCATCTTGCAACATCTCATTTAACTTATCAACTATTTTTTCTAAGAAAAGAGATGGATTTTTGATTTGATTAAAATCTTTAATGTGATAATCAACATCTTGATAACCAGGAACAGTTTTATCAATCATTCTGGTAATTGATATGAGTAAATGCCTAAACAGTTCTTTACTGTTAATCTTTTCAATTATAGACTTAGTTAAATTTTTAGCCACCCAGATAAACAAGTCGTTCAAATATTTTAATTGCTTTTCAATTTTTTCATCTTTTGCATGATACATTTGATCTAATTGCTTTTCTGTTCCTACTGACCCATTTCTAAGATAATATAAAAATTCTGCAAGGAATCTTACGTCGCCTTTTTTTTCTAAATCATATTTATCGCCAGTAAATACTTTTTTAAGAGATTGGAAAAAAGGAACAATGAGAGAATACTCAACAGTAGCATTAATGTGAAATGAAACTATCGTAAAATTAGTAGCCCTCTTTTCATTTTGAGTCATTGCTTCACCTTCATTAATTGCAATAATTTGATTTCTAATAGTTTCTACATTACCAGAAACAATTGCTTGAAGCATGATTGGGTGATTTAGAATATCACTTTGAATATTTCCAAAATCACTCAAAGATTCAAAAGTTACATTATTTTTTTCTTGAACAATAACACTACCATCATCATTAACACTAGTGATAGTTAGAGTAGTTGGTAAATTATCAAATAAAAAAGGACAAATTGCAAATGCCAATCTATTCTGGCCATCAAGAACGATATGTGTGGCACCTTTCTCTTTTTTAATTTCCAACCAATCTATCATTTCTGTCCATAGACTAGATAAGTTGGGTTCATCATTTCTTTTTTCTTTTAAATTATCAATAAGTAAACTTATATCACAAATTAAAAATCCTTGTACTACACCCTCAGTTCCAAATAAAGAAGTTAAGTATTGCCTTGCTTTTTTACTTTTGTTCGATTTCCATTTCTTTTCTTGTAGTAATCTTTGCAACCATTTGTGGAAAGAAATAAGTTTACCACTTCTCCACATTTCTGCAAGATACTGCAAATTTGTTGTGACAGTTTCTACCTGTACACCTTGAAATAAAGTATATTTCATAATTGGATAACTCCGTTGATAAATTGTCGTTGTGTCCGTAGACGTTTTGAATTTAAAGTCAAATAATTGATCGTAACCAGTTTAATTGACTTATTAGTTTAAAGACTCTTTCGGTCTAATAAATTTACTATAGCACACTATTTTAAAATGTGCAAGTGTTCGGATTATACTACTGCCAATACTCGTCTAATATATCAAAAGTTTTGTTGAGGTACTCGTTTGCTCCATTACATTCCCATTCTCCCTTTTCCCCAATCTCACACTTGTAGTGTAGTTCTCTCTTAAGTTGCATAAGTCTGTTTGTCATAGCAACCTTGTCTAGTCTTCCGTTCATGGTTACTCCTCGGTTTTCTTTTTCTTTCCTATATTATACTTTGTTTCGAGTATCCATTCGTGTTTTTCTTTATATGCTAACACTTTTATCTGATT